AAGCCGCTAGACGCCTGCGCCAAGAAGGTGAAGGCTCGGTACAAGGTGTGGCCCAGCGCGTACGCCAGCGGGGCGGTAGCCAAATGTCGCAAGGTCGGCGTGGAAAACTGGGGCGAATCTTCTAAGAAGCGCAAACGCCCTGTTAAGAAGAAGTTAGAAAGCGGCGGGATCATAGCCTTTGGTTGCGGTTCTGTTGAAGAGGGTCGTCGTAAAGAGACGAATCTGTACTGATGGCGAAGAAAAAGAACTCATTACGTGAATGGTTCTCCCAGAATGACGGGAAGGGGTGGGTCGATTGTAAGACTGGCAAGCCTTGTGGTCGTCAAAAAGGTGAGAAGCGTAAGAGTTATCCGGCCTGTCGCCCTACTATGGCACAGTGTACATCGGCGGCGAAGAAAAAGAAGTCGTCAAAAAGAATTAGCTGGAATGCAAAAAACGGCGGACGGGTTCCGTCAACAACAGTTCGGGTGTTTTAATGACATCTGTTTGAAAACGTAGTATGGTGACACAAAGGAGATTACTATGCCTAAGAAATTAAAAATGGTTGAAAAGAACGGCGAGATGGTTCCGTTCTATGCTGCGGACGGCGTTGGTAAAATGAAATACGGCGGACGCGTAAAGATGATGGGCGGCGGTGCAGTTCGTGGTTACATGAATGGCGGGAAGATTACGCGCTACAAATATGGCGGTTGTGTTGAGAAAAAGACCAATCAAAACCCACATATGAGTTGATACAATGACAACATCAGGTTCCCGCGATTTCAACATGGATGTCGGTGAGATCATCGAGGAGGCGTATGAACGCTGTGGCCTCGAAGTTCGCACTGGCTATGATGCACGAACAGCGCGTCGGTCTTTAAACATTATGTTTGCTGACTGGGCTAACCGTGGTCTAAACCTATGGACGGTTAATCAAGGCACGATTACCCTGACACAAGGTCAAGCACAAGAAACGCTTACTTCTGATGTTGTCGATGTTCTAGAAATGGTTCTTCGTAGAGATAACACGGACTATGAGATAGAGCGGATTAGCCGTGGCGAGTATTTAACTCTGCCAAATAAAACTACGCAGGGCAGACCAAGCCAGTTTTACTTTGATCGGCAGATAGATCCGGTGATTAACTTGTGGTCTGTTCCAGAGAACTCGACCGATCAGATCGTTTACTATTACGTTCGCAGAATCGAGGACGCAGATGCTTTGGTTAATACTACTGATATGCCTTTTCGTTTCTATCCTTGTATGGTGGCGGGGTTAGCGTACTATCTGTCCATGAAACGTGCGCCGGAAAGAGCGCAACTTTTAAAAGTTGTGTATGAGGAAGAGTTCCAACGCGCAGCAGATGAAGATGAAGGCCGTACTCCACTAAAGTTACAGCCTAGCATTCAGTACTTGAGGGTCTAATGGCATACGCATCGGGAAAACATGCCTGGGGAATATCTGATCGGTCAGGTCGCCGCTATCGTTTGCGCGATATGCGACTTGAGTGGACAGGTGCGCTCGTTGGCCCCGATGAATATGAACCAAAGCACCCACAGTTGTTTCCCCCCAAGGTGGGACCGGACCCTCAAGCACTGAGAAACCCCAGGCCGGAACCTAACTTAACGGAAGAGCGAAGCATTCAGTGGAGTTGGAATCCTGTTGGAGGACCAACGGACAACCCTTTTGTGACTAATCGTTTGAAGATGACAGGTTCGGTTGGAACAGTTACAGTGAGTACGACATGAGTTTTACATACGGTGAATTAAAACAAGCGTTGCAGGATTATACGGAGAATGATGAAACGTCTTTCGTAACTAATCTTCCTATATTCATTAGAACCGCAGAAGAACGGATCTTGAAAAACGTACAGCTTAGTTTGTTTCGCAAGAACGCATTAGCAACTGTGACGGCATCCAATAAATACTTGGCATGTCCTTCAGACTTTCTAGCCCCCTTTTCACTAAGTTTAGCGGGAACTGACGGCGATAAGTTTTTTATTGAGTTTAAAGATGTTAGTTTTTTGCAGGAGTATACGCCTGACGCTACTACAACCGGATCACCTCGTTACTACGCGCAATTTGATGTAGACACTTTTATCTTGGCTCCAAGCCCAGACACAGCATATACCGCAGAGCTACATTATTTTTATCGACCGCAAAGCCTCACAGCGTTGTCTGATAGTGGGACAACTTGGTTGAGTATTAACGCAGAGATGGCAATGCTGTATGCTTCATTAATAGAAGCGTATATCTATATGAAGGGCGAACAGGACGTAATGGCAATGTATAACCAGCGTTTTCAAGAAGCTCTGATGGGTATTAAGATGCTTGGCGAAGCAAAAGAAACAACTGATGAATACCGAACTGGTAAAGTTATAAGGCAGAAACAGTAATGTTTAAAATAAACCTAGACGTACCTCAACATGAGAACTTAGTGGACATCAGAACCACTGAGGGTCGTGGGTTTACCCCAGATGAACTTTCGGAACAATGTGTCCAAAAGATCATATCGGTCTCCGATAATGCCCATCCGGGGGTTAGAGACCAAGCCCGTGCTTTTTCAAAGCACATTGAAAAGCTGATTGCATATTATATGCGACAAGCTATTCGCAGTGACCGCACAACTGTGTATAATGCACTTAATGATGCGGGACATCCCGAACTGGCTGAACTCATAAGGAGACTATAACATGGCCTTTACTGGAAACTATATGTGTACTTCTTTCAAGCAAGAGCTTCTTGAAGGTGGACATAACTTTTTAGCGTCAGGTGGCGACACCTTTAAACTAGCGTTGTACGACAACAGCGCGTCTTTCACAGCGGCAACAACCGATTACACAGCGACTAACGAAGTTGGTGATTCAGGTTCCTACGCTGCTGGTGGTGGCGCACTAACAAACGTGAACCCAAGCTCATCAGGTACAACAGCGTTTACTGACTTTGATGACCTGACCTTTACTTCAGCGACAATCACTGCGCGTGGTGCGTTGATCTACAACACAACTGAAGGTGCAGGTACGGGTACAACAAACACTGTTGTTGTTCTTGACTTTGGTTCTGATAAAACTTCTACGGCTGGTGACTTCCAGATTGCGTTCCCAACAGCGGATGCTTCAAACGCGATCATTCGTATCGCCTAAACCGTAGGTAGCTAGGAGATTGTTGCGATGGCTCTTGTTGTAAAAGATCGTGTGAAAGAAACCACCGCGACGACGGGTACTGGGACTCTAACTTTAGCGGGAGCTTTGACAGGGTTTCAATCCTTCTCGTCTGCACTGTCCGATGGAGACACGACATACTATGCTATTTTCGAAAGTAGCACAGGTGAGTGGGAAGTCGGTCTGGGTACGTTTACCGCATCAGGTACAACACTTGCCAGAACAACAGTCTTAGCCAGTTCAAACTCAGGATCAGCGGTAAACCTAACTGCTGGTTCTGCGGAAGTGTTTATTACACAGCCTGCCACAAAGGCGGCATATTTTGATGGTTCAGGTGATTTGGTTCTTAACCAAGACCCAACATCTAATTTACAAGCTGCAACGAAGCAGTATGTAGATACGATTGCAGCGGCAGGTTTGCACTACCACGATCCTGTTCGAGTAGAAAAAGAAGGCAACCTCAACGCCACTTATGATAACGGTACAAGCGGTGTAGGTGCTACGCTTACTAACGCAGGAACTCAGGCTGCTCTCGTTATTGATGGCGTCACAATGGTCTTAAATGATCGTGTTCTTATCTACGAACAAACAAACGCAGCACATAACGGCGTATACACAGTTACCAATGTAGGTTCTGTAAGTACCAACTGGGTGCTTACTCGTGCGACAGATGCCGACAGCTATGGCCCATCAGACCCTGATGCTCTTGGTCAAGGGGATGCATTCTTTGTCCAAGAAGGTGCCGCAGGTGCTGGTGAAACTTATGTAATGACAACCGAAGGTACAATCACCTTTGGCACAACAGATATTACGTTCTCACAGATTTCTGCCACGCAGATTTATTCTGCGGGTGGTGGCCTTACCCTTACAGGCACAACCTTTGCAGCGGGTGCAGGTACAGGTGTTACAGTCAACGCTAATGACATTGCAATTGGTCAGCCAGTAGGCACTGGCGATACAGTTACATTTGCCACAGTAAACGCAAATCTTTCAGGTAACGTGACTGGTGACGTTACGGGTGATCTAACAGGTAACGCCGATACAGCTACAGCTTGGGCTACAGGCCGCACGTTTAGTTTGACAGGCGATGTCACGGGTACTGCCACAGGTGTAGATGGCTCTGGAAACGTCAGCATAGCGACAACCTACAACAACGATGTAGTTCTTGGCACAGACACATCAGGTAACTATGTTGCCACGGGCGCAGTAAGCGGGAACGGTCTGTCTGGTTCTGCAAGTGCCGAAGGCGCAACATTTACTGTTACCTCGAACGCGACCAACGCCAACACAGCAAGTACGATAGTGTTCCGCGATGCAAGCGGCAACTTCTCTGCTGGAACGATTACAGCGGCGTTAAGCGGAAATGCGACCACAGCTACGCAGCTTGAAACGGGGCGTACAATAAGTCTTACAGGAGATGTGACTGGTACTTCTACATCGTTTAACGGTTCTGGCAATGTGAGTATTGCCGCCACTATTGCTGCTAACTCTGTTGCTCTAGGTACTGACACAACAGGAAACTACGTTCAACAAGGTGCCACATCAGGTAATGGTATTAGCGGAAGCGTGAATAGCGAAGGCGGTACGTTTACTGTTACATCCAACGCGACAAACGCAAATACTGGAAGCACTATCGTGTTTCGTGATGCGTCAGGTAACTTCAGTGCGGGGACAATTACAGCTACTTTAAGTGGTAACGCCACAAATATTAGCCAATACACGATCAACCAGAACTTAGGGACAAGTAATTCGCCTACCTTTAGTGATCTTACCCTTAATGGCGGAGATTTGGTTCTTGGCGGCACAGGTCGTATTCAGGGAATTGATACCGTTAGTTCTGGAACTGACGCAGCAAACAAAACGTATGTAGATA